CTATGATAATATAGCTTCAGAATATCTTTGGTTACACGGAGATGATGTTGTCTTTATTCCTAGAGAAGTTGGAGTAACAGAAGAAGTATTTGGTGAATTCTTAGCTTCTAAATTTGACAAAGGTTATCCTTTTAGAATGTTTGTTGAAGAAATGGAAGCTTGGGGTGGTTCGGGTGATATGTTCTCTAAATTTGGATTACAAGTCACTGATGAATGCACTGTTTGGATAACTAAAACTGCTTTTTCTCAAGGTGCATCTGGTGTATATCCCAAGCAAGGTGATATCCTTTATATCAATAAATCACAAAAGTTGTTTGAAGTACAAGGTGTTGAGGATGAAGTAAAACCTGGTTTCTATCATTTCGGAAATAAAACTTGGTATAAGATCTCTAGTAAATTGTTTAGCTATAATCATGAAATCATTAACCAATCAGTTTCTGCTGGAATACCAGACGCTATTCAAGCTCTTGATAATTTACTAGCTGCTGTAGATAATTCATCTGTATCACTAGAAGCAAAAGAAACAATGACATATAATACTAAAATTGAAGATATTGCAGATGAATTTGTTGATGATTCTGAAGTAGACCCTCTACAAGGATAAATTATGGATTTTGGACAACATAATATAACTAGAAAAGTTCTTGTAGCTCTAATGGATTTTCTTTCTAAGATTCAAATCGAGAAATATGGTTCTGTAGAAAATGGGTATGTAACAAGAAAAAGCATAAAGGTTCCTATTCAATTTGCTTCAAGAGATAAATGGTTAGAAGTATTCTCTTCATCATCTGCTAGACGAGCTATGGATCCAGAAATTAGAGATAAAAATCCTGTAGAAATGCAATGGATTTTACCTAGAATTGGTGTTCAAATGTCAGTCATGAGTTATGATGCTATGAGAAAACTAGTCAAAACTCAACGAGTGACTGATATAGTTTCTGATAATACAGGATCATTTTCATATACTCCTACTCCTTATAACCTAGATGTAGATGTTTATGTAGTTTCAAAAACATTAGATGAAAATCTTCAGATAATGGAACAAATACTTCCAAACTTCTCTCCTGGTATGTCTCTTGATATTAAAACATTCGGGGATGAACCACAGTCAACCTCCTTTATATTATCGTCCGTTACACAAGATATTCCAATGGATATATCAGAGAATGATGAAAGATTGATTACGTTTATCTATACCTTCAATATCAAAATAAACTACTTTATGCCAAAGAAGACTTTTGGTTATATTCAACAATATTTTACTCCTATAACTATTGGAAGTTTACCTGCTTCTGCAGCACCTAATTTATACAATTTTAATTCAAATATTTTCAAGAAATTTGATGGTACTGAGTGGAATGATATATTCTCAATTCCAACTAACTTTATATCAGATAATGGTTATCCTTCAGATTCTGTAACTACTGATTATTACTTAGATGTAATTAGTAATAGATTATATAAGAAAATCAATGATGTTTGGGTTGTTATAGGAAGTCTTCCTTCTATTGCAGCAGATCATACAAACACTACTTTATCAGTTTTATCTTCTCTTCCTGTATCAGGAAATTCTGGAAGTTTTATTTTAAATTCAACTGATAGAAAACTTTATCAATATGTAAATGATAATTGGGTCTCTCTAGTGACGTTCAGTGCTTCAGGTAGTATTTTTGAAGGTAGCTCAGTTCCTGCTTCAGGTAGTTTAAATGATCTATTTGTAGATTCAAAAGGCACCATATACCAATTCACAACTAATGGTTGGTTGGTTATCTATACTACAGGAATTGTTGTTTATCCAAGACATCTTCCTTTGATTTATAACATTAAATCAAATACATATCATGGTATAGATTATATTGAAGTAGATCAAAAATGGATTGAATCTAACAAGAGAATTGAATCAAAATTCAATAAATATGAAACAACATCATTAACACCTAACCCATACATTTAAGGATCAAAATGGAAATTATCAAGGACATATTCAATATTCAAGTTCAAGATGCTCTCTATGATTCTAATTATGAGTACTCTTCACCACTGAAAAAATACTTCTCCCTTAGAATATCAGATTTAAATTACTCCAATGTAAATGCTCTTGTTATATGGAACTTCGGAGATTCTAATAATCCAATTGAATATAGATCATCTTGTTTACTAGATGTTGTTGAACATGAATTTAAGTATGCCGGTATATATCAAATAACAGCTTTAATTTATATTGATTCGTATGTAATTCATGCAACGATGGAGTTTGAAGTAGCTGAAGGATTTCTTCCTGTATATATTAGTCCACCTGCTGGTTTATTCTATACAAATCAAATGATAACTCTTTCAACATATGATGAATATTCCAAAATCTATTATACTGTTGATGGATCTGATCCTTTCGAATCAGGCACTTTGTATTCATCACCTTTTGAAATAACTTCTTCTACTCTAGTAAAATATGCTATTGAAAAAAGAGATCAATCTAAATCTGAAGTATTTCAAGCACAGTATAACTTAGAAACTATAAACCCTGACCTCACTATATCACCAAATGAAACAAATTATGCCGGAGATATAACAGTAACATTAAATTTTGATAGTGCTAGTATGGATGTATTTTATTATATAGGTACCAATTCTCCTACTCCTTATACTGAATCCTTTATAGTTACTTCAACAGGAATTGTTTATTTTTATGGAGTAAGTAAAACTGGTGTTAGATACCCTACACAATCAAAATATTATAACATAGATAAGGTTCTTCCTGTTCTTTCTATATCTCCTTCAGCAGGTAATTACTTTAATGAATTAAATATTACCTTAACACCTAATAAAGTAGGTTGTATAACAACATATAGTGGTTCAGGTGGGGTGGAAGAAACGTATACTGGAACGATAGATGTAGCAAATTATTTAAGTTTAAATTTGGAAGATTCTGTTATATATAACATTCCATTCTACGCTAAAGTAACAGATTCATTTGGACGATTTACAGAATATAATAGAAATTATACTATATCTGTTGATTTAGTTCCACCTTCTCTAACATTTGTGGAAACACCAAGTGATCCTGCTTATGGTTCTGCATTCTTGTTTAAATTTACAGTAAATGAAGATACAGCCCTAGAAGTCAAAGAAGCTATTGTTGATATTAAAGTAAATGATGATGCTTATGAAGTTTATGGTTTATGTAAATCAGGAATAATATATCAATATTATGTCTTTGGTGTCCTTCCTGGTGAACAAAGTATATTTTTTAAACTAACAGATAAAGCTAATAATCAAACAGAAGTAGAATTTACATGGACGGTAGTATAAGAAAGATCAAATGAAAAAACTAAATAAATTAGAAGAAAAACTAAATATTGCTACAGATCTTATATCTGAATTATCAGCTGTTGTTGAAGATATAGAATCGGATACACTACCTGAACTAACTGAAGTCTCAACAGAATCTTCTCCTGAAGATATTAAAATATTCACTATCGAAAGTCTTAAATCAGATTTTATTCTAGTTAGAAATAATGTAATAAAATTAATCAATTCAGGACAACGAGTTTTAGATGCTGTTTCTCTTGTTGATGTTAGTGACTTAAAAGCAAGTCAACTTCAAGCTATAAGCGGTTTACAATCAACCCTAGGCAATAACCTAAAGATGTTGATTAGTATCTATAAAGAAATTGCTGATATAGAAACTTCAAGAAACAAGAAGAGTTCTAAATTTGACAACTCAACACCAGCGGCTGTTAATATGGGCACAAATATAACAAACAATAATGTTATATTTGGTGGCAGTTCTTCTGAGTTACTTGACTTGATAAAACAAAACAACTAAATACAATTAAAAAGGAATTTATATATGACAAAAACTTTTTGTAGAGATTGTGAATATTGTGAAGAAGGAACTTGTAGATTACGCCCACCCTTTGCAGCAAGTGCATTAACAAACTATGCAACATTTCCGAAAATTAAAGAAGATTGGTTCTGTTACAGCGGTTCAAATAGTGTTAAAGAAACTGTAGAAGAACCTCAACTCCTTGTTGAAACAATAATTATCGAGCAAGTAGAAGAACAACCTGTTGAAATACTTACAAAAATCTAAAAATACAGAAGGTCAATAATTATGAAGCAAATTATACAAGAAACATTAGGTGATCTTCTTCACCAAAACTATTTAAAAGAATCAACTTCATCAACAGATGTTGGTAAGTATGAGCCTCTGATTCTTTCATTAGTCAAGAAAATTTACCCCGAATCTCTAGTGGCACAGATTGCTTCTATCCAACCTACATCTTCACCTGTTGCTAAGATATCAGCTCTTTATTCTCTCTATACAGGATCTGATTCTAATAACACAAATGAAATTCATATTGATAATTCAAGAATTGTCACAATACCAGTTTCTGCAGATGGTAGTTTCTTAGTAGGGTCACAATATGCTTCTGGTGGTAACTCTTTCACAGTTTTCTATAAAGAAACTGCTAAGGAATATACTGCTACATATGACGGTGATGGTGTGATTACTTCTAGAAACTTTGCTAACAAGTATGTTCATCTATTAGTTAGAGTTGATTCAGGATCATTTACTACTGGTTCTATTTTTAGTGGAGTAACTTTACTTTATGTTTCTTCTAACAGAAATGTTATCAAGCGTATTTTCAAAGATTACTCAAACATTCTTGAGGATAACTCAAATCTTAGAGAAGTAAACTTTGAAACTAAATCAATTGTAATAGAAGCAAAATCAAGAAAAATTAGAACAAAGTTTACTCAAGAAAAATTACAAGACCTCCAAGCACTTTACAAAGAAAAAGCTAACGATCTTGTTGCTGAAGTAGTAGCTGATGAAATCAGACAAGAAATTGATCGTGAAATAATTCAATATATGAAAGATATTGCTACCCCAATGCTAAGAGATGTTGATTTAAATCTTTCTCTAGCAAAAACTGGTGGTGATATGGGTGGATTGACATATGATCTATATGCTTCTATCTTCCTAGCAATTGAAGAGATTGTAAAAGCAACTAAGAGAAATAGAACAATGTTCATTCTTGCAGACTCAGCAACTGTTGCTCTTTTAATGTTAAACCCTCTTCATTCAGAAGCTGATCCTGATGATTCTAATCCTTACTATGTTGGTAAAATTGGTGCTTATCCTGTTTATTGTGATCCTTATTCTACAGAGCATTATGTAATTGTTGGATATAAATTTCACTCAAATGCCAAAGATGATGCTGGATTGATCTTTGCTCCTTATCTATCAACAGTTGTAGAAGCACAAGGAACAGAAGCTCCTTTTACAAATAACTTCATGACAATGAATAGATATGCTTATACAAGACATCCACAAGACACAGGAACATTAACATATGATTCTGATTTCTTTAGATACTTTGCTGTAAATATTAGTCAAGCTGATGAAATTCCTAACTTAACTGATCAGATTAGACCAATATTTTAATTTAAACTGAAATATTAAGAAAAGTCCTACTAAATAAAGATGTTAGTAGGACTTTTCTTTTTATGGAGTAGAATGAATGAAAGTTGAAGATTTTGAAGTAGATATAAATGGTTCTGAAATACACTTTAAAGGCAATTTAAACCTTAAAGGTTATGGAACTAAATTACCTTTTACAAAAGAACATATTGAAGAATACATAAAATGTGCTAAAGATTGGAAATATTTTGCAGAAAAATATTATCATATTCTAGATTTACAAAAAGGTATGATAATACCAACTCTTAGAGATTATCAAGTGAAAATGATCGATTCATTTTCAAAAAGGAGATTCACAATCACACTGGCTTCACGCCAGTGTGGCTGAATGGAAAATCAACTGCATTTGAAATATTTCTTTGTTGGACAATATTATTTCAGAAAGATCAAAGAGTTGGTATTCTTGCTAACAAAGCTGAACAATCAAGAGATATATTAAGAAAAGTTAAGGAAGCTTATGAAATGCTTCCTAAATGGCTTCAACAAGGTGTTAGAGTTTGGAACTCTGGATCTATAAAATTAGAAAATGGGTCTATGGTTATTGCTGCGTCTACATCATCTACGGCAATCAGAGGAAAATCAATAGGATTGCTTGTAGTGGATGAGAGAGCATTCATTCCTTTAAATATTTGGAATGATTTTATATCATCTGTTTATCCGACTATTTCTTCTTCTCCTACATCAAAGGTTATATACGTCTCAACCCCAAATGGACTAAATCACTTTTATCAAGATTGGACAGATGCAATTGATGGTAAAAACGAATTTAACCCTATTAGAGTAGATTGGTGGGAAGTACCTGGTAGGGATGAAAATTGGAAAGAAGAAACTATTAATAATATTGGGCAGATACGTTTTAATCAAGAATATTCAAACAGCTTTTTGGGGAGTATTGCAACTCTTATAGAACCAGAATATATTAGAGAAATGAAACACTCCCAAGAAATAAAACATTCTAATATTAAGGCATGTTTTTCTAAGAAAATTCAGGATTCACTTTTTATATATGAAGAGCCTATCAAAGGTCATGAATATGTAATTGGAGTAGATTCAGCTAAAATGACTGAAGACAATGCGGGTGATGCTCTAGGTATGCAGATACTTGATGTTACTACTCTTCCATTCAAACAAGTAGGAACATTCTTTGCTAAGAGCGGAGTTTCATACTTACAAGCTCCTGAAATAGTTTGTCAATTAGGTAATTATTATAATGTAGCAATGCTCTTTATTGAGAATAATGAAATTGGGCAAGAAGTAGCTAATATATGTCACTTCGATATGGAATATGATAATGTTTATTTTAACAAAGGAAACTTAGCAGGATATAGAACTGATAAGAGAACAAAACGAATGGGGTGTTCGAATCTAAAAATACTCTTAGAGTCAAATAAACTTATTATAAATGACTTTAATACTATAAGCCAAATAAGTACATTCATTAGAGTTAAAACTTCCTATAAAGCTGAATCAGGATATCAAGATGACTTAGTTATGTCTCTTATAGGTGCTCTCTATTTTATGATTGCAAAGGGAATAGAAGTAGCAGGATTGAGTTCAGACAAGATATTAGATACTTTCAATAACTCCAATATGTTAGAAATGAAAAATTTAGAAAGGGATAATGATGACGATCTTCCTGCATTAGGTTTCTTACCTGAGGATGATATTGAGAATGATCCTTTCTCAATATTTTAGAGCTTATTTATATAAATTATATTTTTCTAAAATGTAACTCTGATCACCAAAAACTTTTTGAATTTTTATAAATAAGAATATGAAATTAAAACAATACAATTTGTAACTTGTAATGAATTGTAAAATAAAAGGAGAATAAAAATGGCTTTTAGCTTATCCCCCGCCGTAACTACAAGGGAAATTGATTTATCACAAAATGTACCTAATATCCCTTCTGCAAAAACCGGTATGATTTTGAGAGCTGATCAAGGTCCTGCCTTAAAAATTGTTTCTGTGTCAAATGAAAATGACCTTGTAAATTTCTTTGGTAAACCTACCGCTGTAAACTATCAAGATTGGTTTCAGGCTTGGAACTTCCTTCAATACGCAGCTTCACTTTATGTGGTTCGTCCTATTGATGCAAACAAAGTGACTAAGAACGCAGGTGTTACTTTAAGCACCTCTATTGCTTCACAAACTTCAGAAGCAGCTCTTTATAACGATGAAATTGCAGAACAAACTCTCGAAAGTTTAGTTGTTTCTGACAAATTAGGTCTTTATAATCGTTATGTAACTTCACAACAAAAACTATCAGTAGCCATTTGTTCTTCTGCTGCTCAGTTCAAACAACCTATCGGTCAAGAATATATTGCTACAATTAGTGCATCTGCTGCTTCTGGTGCTACTGTAACTAACAATACTCTAATCATCGGTAACAAAGTTGTTCTAGCAGGAAATAAAGTTGTTACTATCACTTCTTCATCTGCAACCGCTGTTAATTTTGATCAAGCAGTATCTGCTGTTGATTTTGTCGGTATCACTCAACTAAAAGGTGTTAATTTACTATCAGATGTATATGATGATGGTGCAATTATCAAAACAAAAATTACTACTTCTACTAATGCAACTCTTGTTACAGAAAAATTAGTTTCTTTCGATCGCCTAGTAGAATTTGAACCTGACTGGGCAAAGGATGAATTCATTCTTGTTACTCTTCAGAAAAATGCTTATGATAAATTTGAAATTGTTGATCGTAAAGTTCTTTCTTATAGAACCAATGGTAGAGATGTAAATGGTCGTAATAACTTCATAGATGATGTTATGAATACTTCTTCAGCTTATCTTTTTGCTAAATCAGGATCTGATCTACCAGCTGAAAACAAAATTGAAACTGCTACTCTAGCTCCTGTTCGTATTCTAGGTGATTCAGCTTCAGGTACAATTTATCCTTATGTCGGTAGTAAGTATGATGGTACTGCTTATACAAAAGGTGATATTCAAGAAGCAGCTGAGTTATTTGCTGACCCAGAATCTTTTGATGTTAATATTCTTATTACCCATCAACTAGATATGGATGGAATGGCTACTATTTGTGAGTCAAGAAAAGATTGTATTGCTATTGTTGCTCCTTATGATTATACTTATATTGTTTCAAATGGTAATTCATTAGCTACAACTAAGCTTCTTGAAGACTTCGGAACACAAACTGAAGGTGAAAAAGTGTTTGGTGCCTTTGGAACTTATTCAGCAATTTACGGTAACGTAAAATATCAATATGATAAATTTAATGATGTAAATCGTTGGATTTGTGTTGCTGGTGATGTTGCTGGTCTTTATGCACAAACAGATGCGACTCGTGATCCTTGGTGGGCACCTGCTGGTTCTACTCGTGGTGTTATGAAGAATGTTATTAAATTAGCTTTCAATCCTAACAAGCAAAATAGAGATGACCTTTATGTGAATGCTATTAACCCAATCATCTCAGTTCCTGGTGAAGGTAATGGTGTTGTTTACGGACAAAAAACTGCTACAAGTAAATCAAGTGCAATGGATCGTGTAAACGTAAGAAGACTTCTAATCTTCCTAGAAAAATCAATTGCAACTGCAGCAAGAGCTGGTTTATTTGAGTTTAATGATGCATTCACAAGAGCAAGATTATTTGGTATGATTGATCCGTTCCTAAGAAGCGTTAAAGCAAGACGTGGTTTATACGCTTATAATTTAGTAATTGATCAGAGCAACAACACCAACGAAGTAATCGATCAAAATGCTCTAGCAATTGATGTTTACCTACAACCTACAAAAGTAGCTGAATTTATTCAAGTTTCTGCTATAATTCAAAAGACAGGTACATCATTTGCGGAAACAGTTGGCGCATAATTTAAACTTTGCTTTATAATAAAAGGAAAAGGTGAATAGAATTAATTCTATTCACCTTTTCCTTTTATTATAAAGCAAAGTTTAAATTATGCGCCAACTGTTTCCGCAAATGATGTAC